GGGCTGCGGATTGGCGTGCAGAAGAAGTACCTGGGGGCGAGCGTCAAGAAGGTGACGAAGCCGTACATCCCCGAGGTCAAAGCCCTGGTCGCAAAGGGTCCGACGGGCAACCTGCGGCGGTCGGTGGGCGTGCTCACGGAAGCCAAGGTTCGCGGCAAGACCCAGACGGCCGTCCTCGGTTTCCGCCGTGGCGAGAAGTTTAAGAAGGGCGGGCTTGGGTATCACGCTTGGTGGATCGAGAACGGCGTGAAGGTCCGCAAGCCGAAGAACGCATCCATGCTGCGGGTGCCAATGACGATGGCCAAGCGGTATCCGTACTTGATGGGCAAGGTGGCTCTGATCGGGGCGGAAGGCGGCGGGGCTGCCTATTTCCCCGAGGTGGCTGCCGTCCCCGGCACGGGCAAGTTCGGCCAGTGGGCGGACAGGACGCTGCCGCGGATCAGGGACGAACTGATTCAGGAACTCGGCCGGGCGGTGGTGAAGGCTGAAGCCGAGAACGCCCGCCGCGATGCCAAAGGGAAGTGATGCCAGCCACGACGTTCATCGACGAATCCCTGCTGCAGCTGCTGTCGGTCTCGGCCGACATCGCAGCGTCCGTCGGCTCGCGGATCTACGCCGTGCAGGCTCCGCAGGGGACGGCGCTGCCGTGCCTGGTGATCGACCGCCAGGACGCCAGCCGTGGGCCGTACATGCACATGACCGGCATGACCGGGATCACTCGGACGACGTACACGGTGTCGTGCATTTCGACCCGTCTGGTGGACTGCCGCAACCTCGGGCGAGCGGTCAGGGCAGCCTTACAATTCAAGCGGACGGCGGCGGTTCGGCTCGTCACGGTCAAGGACGAAAACGACCAGCAAGAGCCAGCCAACCCCGGCGACCAGACGCCAATCTACCGGACGGACCTGACAGTCGAGATCACCCACTCGGAGAGTTGACCAATGGCTGCTGACATCGGACAGGGCACCTACGTTTCGTTCGGCACCGCGCTGCACACCGCGACGGGCTACAAGATCACCGGCGTCAACCACAACGGCATTACGCGGGCGGTGGCCGATGCGACGCACATGCTGTCGTCGGTCAAGGAGGTCGTGGCCTCGAGCATCTACGACCCCGGCGAAGTCTCGGTCGAGGTGCTGCACGACCCTGCCGTGAAGCCCGTTGCCGACCTGGCGAACGTCGCCACCAATCAGGTGGTCAGCGTGTACTGGGCCAACGGTGGCACGGCCGTGACGCTATGGTCGGCGTTCGGCTACATGACCGGCTACGAGGCCGGTGCCCAGATGGAAGACATGCAGTCGGGCTCTGTGACGATCAAGCTCTCGGGTGCCCTCGGTTGATTGGTGTGACGTAGGGAGGCGCGCATGGCTCTGAGTCGTGATGAGTTCTTCAAGCGGAAGCGTCCGCTGCCGAAGGTGAAGGTGCCGGTGCCCGAACTTGGCGAGGACGCCGAGGTGTGGGTCACCAAGTTCACCAGCCGGATGCGAAACCGTTTCGAGGAGATCGCCACCGGCGGCAAGGTCGGCGGGTCGGTCAACCTGAAGAACGTGTCCGCGAAGGTCGTGGCTTTGTCGTGCGTGGACGACGACGGCAAAGCGTTGTTCACCGAGGCGGACGAGGAGCGGATTGGCGAGTTCGACGCCGACGCCGTGCAGCGGATCGTCGATGCGGTGTTCAAACTCAACGGGCTCGGTGCGAATCCGGTGGAGGAAGCGGCGGGAAAATAGAGCGCCAGCCGGTCCTGCAGTTCCTCTACCGGCTGGCCTTGAAGCTGGGCATCTGGAACGTCGAAGAGCCTGGCGGCCTGGCGGACTCGATGAGTGTCGATCAGTTGTACGGCTGGATGGGCTACTACCAATTGGAACCGTGGGGCGACGAGTGGTTGAGGGACGCGATGGCCATGTCACAGTTCGCGTCCGCCCACCGTGCCAAGGGTTCGCCGCGTCGCAAGCCTGACGACTTCATGCCGGTGCCGAAGCGGACGCAGACGCCTGAGCAGATCGTGGCGGCCTTCCGTGCGATCGGAGGCGGCTAATGGCGAAGAACTTCGGCCGCGTCAACGTCTCGATCACAGCGTCCACGGGCGGGCTGACTGCCGGGCTGGCGAGCGCTGGGAAGCAGTTGAGCGGCTTCCAGGGGCTGGTGAGCCGGATGACCGGCGGGATGGGCAGCGGCTTTGCCAGTGCTGCAATGGGGGTTCTCGGGCTTGGCCGGGGAGCGTCTACGGCGGCGGTTGGCGTAGCGATCCTAAGCGGGGCGATGAAGACCCTGCTGATTCCGCTGGGCGTCATCGCTGCCCTCACGGCCCCGTTCGTGGCCATCGGCCAGGCAATGGCCTACGCCGAAGGCGTGCAAAACCTGTCCACGGAACTGGGCGTGGCAGCGGGGCAACTGCAGGTTCTCCAGCACGCGGCCGGCGAAGTCGGCGTGAGCCAAGAGCAACTGACCGTCGGCTTGCGTCGCACGGCTCGCATGACGAGCGAACTGGCGTCTGGCACGCCGGCTGCCGTCAAGGCGTTCCAGGGTCTCGGCCTGACGATGCAGGATATGGCGGGGCTCGACACCGCGGCCCAGTTCTCGCTGATCGCTGACCGCATCGCTGCCCTGCCGCCTGAGATGCAGGCCGCAGCGGCGATCGACATCTTCGGCCGGTCTGGGCAGGGGATGCTGAACTTCCTGCGGCAAGGCGGCGACGGCATCCGCGAGATGGACACGCTGCTCACGAACCTTGGCGTGAAGATGAGCGGCGAGCAGACGGCAGCCATTGAGGGGATGGGCGACGCGCTCGGCCGACTGATCCTGCCGGTCAAGGGGTTCATTCTCCAGTTCACGGCCGGCATTGCGCCGGCGATCACCGCCGTGTCCAATCTGATCGTCGGGTTTTTCTCGGAGAACACGAAGGGCTGGAGTCTGGCATCTAGTGCGGCCACGGTGTTCACCGGCGTACTGCGTGGCGTGGTGGGTGCATTTACGGTCCTGTACGGCGTGTTTCAGGTGATCTTCGCCATCAACGCCAAACTGAGCCAAGCGTTTAGTGCTGTGTTCTCGGTGATCCTTTCTGGCGTTCAAAGCCTAGCGAGGTCGCTGGCTCAGTTGGCCGAGGCTGCTGGGTTCACGGACCTTGCCGGTTCGCTCGATGCCGGCGCTGCGGGCGCCGCCAAGATGCAGCGAGGCGTGGACAAGCTCGGCAAGGAGTACGGGGAGCAAGCGGCCGAAGGCTTTGCCAACGGCATCAACAACATCACCAACCCCTTCGGTGCCTTTGACGCCGCCCTTGCTAAGGCTCAAGCCGATGCTGCCGCCAACGCTGCCAAGGGCGGCAAGCCGGGCCAGCCGGGTGCCGGTCCTACCGCCCAGGCTGTCGGTGCTGCGATCCGCGCCTCGAGCCAGGAACTCCGTGCCATTGTCGTCGGCTCGTCCGAGGGCGAAGCGTTCCGCAACAACATCATGCGCGGGGCCGACCCTCGGCTCGACGTGAAGGACGACGCCCGCAAGACGGCCGATAACACGGAGCGGTCTGCTGACGCTCTGGAGGACATCGCCGACAGGCTCGACCCGACCGGATTGGCGGTGATCGGTTAATGGCTATCATCGACGTTCGAGAACTGCGGTCCTTCGAGTACGGCGAAACGCTGGGCGACAAGGGCCGAATCACGCTTGCCGGATCCGTGGACCTTCTGGCGTTGCACGACAGCACGCCCGACTTCGGCACGCTGGCTGACGACTCCACGTCGTGGACCAACCTTGGCAATGCGACGATCCCGAAGGTCGGCGAAACCCGGCTGGTTGCGGGTGTGATGTTCAAGGTGAAGTCGCGAAAACTGTCCTACTACAAGGGCGACGACGCCGACCGTGCGATCAAGATTGCGGTGACCTACGAGGCTCAAGACGAGTCGGAGCAGCCATCGCCTGAAGATCAAGAGACCGAAACGTGGAAGCGGATTAGCATCTCGACCGAACAGAAGGAATGCCCGCTCACGGACCAGGGCGAGAATGGCGAGTACAACGCTGCCCCCAAGCCGGCAACAAACTCGGCGGGCGACCCGGTGGACGGGCTGACGGAAAACCGCTGCCTTCTTCGGCTGACGTACACCAACACCAAGGTCGTCAGTCCAAACATTGCCGCGTTAACATCCTACGTCAACACGACCAACGAGGTCGCTTTCTTAGGTGCATCGCGGCGGACGATGCTGTGTGTCGGCTACAACGCGGACTTCGACGACAAGGTGGACCAGTGGGTTGTCTCCGTCGAATGGCTGTACGACCCCAAGGGGCATTTCGTCGAGTTCCACGACGCTGGCTTCAATGAGGTTGTCGGCGGCGAGCGGCGGGCAATCCTCGACCTTGCCGGGAATCCAGTTAGCAAGCCGGTGCAGTTAGACGGGTCCGGCACTGCAGTCGCTGCTTCGCTGCTAACGGGCGTTAATGCGTCTTCGTACATATTCACGCGCAAGGCGTATCCGTATGAAGAGAAAGTCCACAGCAACCTGTTTACGGAGGCGGGCATCTAATGGCTGACGAAATCAAGGCTTCGGTCACGCTGCAGTGTGACAACGGCAACTTCTCCGACCGGTTCGCCGCGGCATCGGTCAAGGCCAACCAGGCGACGCAGGCGGCGGCGGCCGGCGTGGTGACCATCGGCACCTCGGTGCAAACGCTGTCGCTCGGAATCGTGTCGGCCCCAGGCTACGCGGCGTTCCGCAACCTGGCCACGCAGACGGCCGGCACGCACGCCGTATTCATCGGCCGCTTCGACGGGACGAACAGCCAGGAAGTGCTCGAGCTTCAGCGTGGCATGGCGGCGGTCCTGCCGCTGGCCGAGACGATTACCCTTGGCCTGCGAGCGGTGACGAGCACGCAGTACACGTCGGCCGCTCGGCTGCAGTACCTCGTCCTGTCGAGGTGACCGATGCCGGTCTACGGCTTCAGCGAGGATGACGCCAAGCGTATCGGCCACGCCGTCAAGGTGGTCGAACGTAGCGGCCCTACGCTGAAGACGAGCGGCGCGGTGAACGATCGTGGGGCGGCAGGCGTCCGCATCATGATTGGCAAGGTGGGTACAGCGGAGTGGTCGAAGGCATCGTCGGCGGTCATCACGCTCTACGTCGGTCCGCCTTCCACGGCCACTTCGAGGCCCACGGCGACGGCCGGGACGATGGTCGCGCACAACATCTTCGCCGCCATTCCCAGTTCGGCCTACGTCGCCATGAGCAACAACGGGTTTGGGTGGTACGTCATCGCCGCGGAGTGTGAGTGATGCTCCTACCATGTAGCGCCTGCTGCGGCACGCCATGCACCTGCCAGACGTGCGACGCTTGCTGTTCGTGCGCTCCGTGGGACTGGGCATTTGACGCCCGGGAGCTATCGCCTAGCCAGTATTCCC